GTTGCGTCTAACGAACTACTGAAATCTTCTTGTGCAGTAATCCTAGTTGCTAATGAACTACTTACATCATCAAACGCTCCTGATATATCAGTTGCGATTTGAGCACTACCTGATAGTAGTGTTGGTTTTGATGTTACATTATCAAATGTTACAGAATTTGCAACTGCCGCAACATCTGAATATGATGCACTTGCAATAACTCCTGTTAGAAATGATGCAGTGACTGCGTGTGATGCTGATACATCTAAAAATGAAACATCTATTCCTAAGCCATTTTGGACTCCACTACCACTTTCTTGTAGTAAGTACTGAAACGATTCTGATATAAAAAGATTAGTAAGATTACGTGCCATAGTATATGATTATTGGGGATATTGTTTGTATCGTGTATCGTAGATTGGTATTCCTCTTTTTACTGCTTCTTCTGCATATCCATCTTTTCTAAACACAAAGGGTGAGCCGTACTGTTCGTCGTAGTCCGGGTATTGTTCATATAGTTTATTACTTTCCGTAAGTTCAGGAAACAATGCCTCTTCCTCAATGATGTAGTCACGCAACTTCTGTGCGTTAAAAACTCCTATTTTTATTCTTTGTACTACCTCGTTTCATATTATACAACGAACGATCTGCTACTTCACTATTATCTCCACCTGTTGGTGTTAGTAATCCGTTGTTTCTTGCTCTTAAATAGATATCATCTAAGATATAGAAATAAGAAGCATAAATCAAAAAGTTTTGGATATACTCATCTACTAATGTCTTATAGTTACTATTTTCACTATCTGTGATTGTCCCATTACTTACTAAACTAATGATTTTATCGTAAAGAAGTGTTCCAATAATACGTTGTAGTTCTATGTCTTGTGCTTCTCTAATGCCGTTTTTAAGTAATGCAGTATCTACATTGTTATCTACGCCTGTGTATTCTCTTACAACTGCTTCTGATATTAGAAATGTATTAGTCATTACTTACCTCTTCTTCGTTAATTGTTTCATCATCTTCTGTTGATGTATCTGCTGATGTTACTACTTCTTCTTCTACTTCTCCATCATCATACAATCTCTTTGTCTCTACTCCTATAATAATATCAGGATAATTAACTTCCAACTAATATTTCTAATTCCGCTAGAATTATCTTGTTGCATTGGTTCAATCACTGTATTAAACCACAGTTAAGAATGCGTCTATTACTTCTGCTCTACCACCTAATTGACCTTCCGTTTTGTATACCTAACATCATTGGTGATGTAATCCTATGTGCAGTCAATATCTTCTGTGTAACCATATCATTGATGGTTGTATAATATCCATCTGCACCATTTTGTGGTATAGGTGTAATCTCCGGCTTTAATTCAGGTGATGCAACATCCATATAAATTAATGAACCTGCGTTATCTGAACCACCATAGTTTGCTCTCAATGCTTCTTCTATCGCTTTTCTATCATCATCAGAACTATCACTAAATGTTGTGATTGCGATAGATGGTGCTAATCCGTTTGTTATATTAGATACGTGGAAGTTATCTACTTCTGTATCTAACTCAATTACTTTAAGTGCCGCATTATATTTAGGTAATGGGTAATATTCTTGACCTGGTCTATAATCTTTTGATACAAAGATTTGATTTGTTTCTTCATCTTTTTTTGTAGGGTTGTATATTGGTAAAAAATCTATATCTTCTGATTTCACACTATATTCCGACCATTTGTTACTGATGTAATATCCAGGTATAATACCTCTATCATCTTTTTCTTTTGCTCGTATGTGTGAAAAATCAATATGATATACTTCTGCGATTCTACTTCTGTCTAACGACCATATGACTTCTAATGCAAATGCACCATGTAAGTAATAATCAGTCGCTGCTTTTGTAAAGATATTGTTCCAAGATTCTCCTCTGTTGTTTGCTTTTTTCAATGCAAACTCATCATCTGATTTTAATCCACCTCCAATAATAGCTTCTGTTGTTGCATTAACAGCTGCTGCATGTATGGATGATTTGTTGTATAACTCTATCAAATGTTCAGGAAACTTATTATCATTTCCACTTTTTACATACTTACCATCCATCTTCTCTTTGTAAGATAGAAATGGTTTACTGAATCTTTTAATCTTTGAGAATATGAATTTATTATCTGCCATTAGTTATGATAAATGTTGTATTGACCTGGTGTAGAAGGAACATCGTATTGTGTAAATGTAGGAACATCATTTCCTTCAATCCAAGCTCTATCTGTTTCTATTGTACTGTAAACAGGATCTGCTGTACCATTCCATCTTACAGCGTATGCAGACCATGTTTCATCTGCTTCAAACCACTTTTCGTTTACTACTTGTGGTATACCTTCTCTAACTACGTATGTGTAATTACCTGTATAATTAGGTAAGTCCGACTTATTTAGTGTAAAGATTAATCGTGGATTAACCTCTGTCGGCACACTATTTAAGCTCATTGATACGATTGTTTTCTTGTAAACCATAATCACTACTTAACACCATATCATATGATGCAGAGGGGTTAGTGTTTACAGAAGATGTAACATCCGGCCATATTGCTATGGTTTCTGTTCCTGATGTATCGTATGTTAAGCTTTGCATACTTAATTGTTGTTTTTTATTTGTAAAAAAAGGGGATAACCCTTCACAGCTATCCCCTTAACTACATATAAATGAAAATCTATGCTACTGATATTCCTGTCAAAAAGTCAACAGAACCATCACTAGTTTGAATTTCGTCCATCGGCTCTGGCTCCAATCCCTGGAACGTAAGAGCGTATTGGTTTGCATCTCCGAATGCTGTACCTGATGTTGCAGAACCAGCTGATAACGTTGCTCCTCTGTATCTTCCTACGAGGAAGTAACGACCTGTATAAGGTGTCTCAATACCGTTGTTTGTCTCAACTATAATTTTTGAGATCAGGGTTTTGAGCCAATACTTTTACTTGATTGCGTATAGAAGATTGCAACTTGTGGAACGCAACATTAAGAGTTGTTTCATAGAATACAGTACCATTTTCTAACGATGGTGTGGGTGCTTCTGTTAAATCTCCTGTGTTTTTAGTTAGTTCAAACTTATAGAAAGTACCTGAACCACTAATATCACTAATAAGACCATCGGATACTTCCGTAATACCAGCAACTGATCCTGAAAGGATATAAATGTTTTTGATACCACCTGAATTATCTCTACACCCTAATGTAAAACCTGATGTAATGTCACAAGCCATAATAATGTTGGTTTAAGTGTTAATGTTCTTTACGCTAGATCGTTAGATACGAAATATTCAGGATGTCCTACTTGAACACCAAGTTTAGTTCTCAAACGATATTTGATAGCGTCTGCGTTAATATCATACCATGTTTGGAAGTTCTCTACATCAGATAACAAGTCCGTACCTACTACCATATCACTTGCAGGGCCTAATATTACACGTTCACTGCCTGTTAATCCGTATGTTCCCACAATCTTAATGTTAGGGAATCCTGGTAGTGGAACTTCATAGATACCATTACGACGTTCTACTGATGTAGGATCAAAATGGAATAGATTTTGTTTTGTAAGACCTGATACAACTCTTGTAAAGACCTGTGGTCCCATAAAGAATGTCAAATCTTCTGCGTTAATTACGTTATCATTTTCCGCAGATACCATATCCACTAACTGATCGTATGCTAAATCAGATGTGATTGAACCAGTTGCAGCACCTGTTGGTGTGTTTACACCTGATGTTGAACCACTGATGATTCCGATAAAACCATCTGCTTCTGCGACTGCTGTATCAGTTGCTGATGTAGCTGAACCTGATGCTGCATTCCATAGGAAGAAGTCGTTAGCTTGTTGTGATTTACGTACTAAATCTCCTGATAGTTCTTCCATGATTGCGAAAGTTTCTTCATAAGAACCTTCTGGAAGTGCCATCTTACCTAAATACTTATCAGTAAGAAGTTGTAGATTCCATAAATCGTAAGCAGTACGTTTTGTTACTGTGATGTTTCTTTGTGAAAATACTGCTGAACCAGAAGGAGTAGATACAGAATCACCACCTTGAAACTGTGGTGTAACCACCGCTAGGTTAAGTGGCTCTTGGTATTTGATACCTTCTTGTACAGTAGCATATTCAGCAGTTGTTCCAGTAAAGACCGTATCTAATACGATTTTACCAGCCAACTCATTGTTAAAATCCGCTAATGCGTTTACATTAATTGCCATGATTGTTTATTTTTTGTGGTTATTAAGTTTAGCGAGAGTCATTTCGTATCTACGTTGTTGATACTTAGGCCCCTCTGATTTATTAATTGAGGTTGATGTTTTAGAGAATTTAGAAGAAGTTTTAGATTCAGATGCAGGAGTTTCACTCATGTATTCTTTCATCTTTTCTTCTGCTTTTTCTACGCGTTCCATGCAATTTGCCATTTCTTTCTTCATTTCTTCAATCTGTGGCATTACAATTTCTGCGATAGCTTCAACGACTTTTTCTTCAACTTCCATTGATTCTTCGTCGCCTTCTTCCATTTTATCTTCGTCTTCAGCCATTTCTTCTTTTTCTTCTGATGATT